GCCAGCAAGATTGAAAGCAAGAACTTAGGAGGATTTCCCCGTGGCGCCCGAATACATGGCTGTGGAGGCTTGGATTCTGTTGGGCGCGGTATGCGTCGCTGGGTCAATTGGCCTGCGTATGTGCAGGGCAATGCTGCATGCACAGACCGCTTTAGACCTCAAAAGGGCGGCGGCTTTGTCAATGCTGAAACCGGGGAGTTCCTGCCGTCTGAGTTCGCACCAACGGGCGGCGGTTTTCGCTCTTTTATCCGAGTGCGGCGAACCCCGCGCAAGCTCGACCCGTCCGGGCCGTTCTCGTGGCTCCCAGCGTCAAGCGCTCCCTGAGCGTTTGCCGGTGTGAATCACACCATTTCATCAACCATTGAAAGGAAAAAACCATGTTCCAAAACGTCAAGACCCGCATTGCTCTGATCCCCGGCGCCGCCCTGGCTGCTGCTGCACCTGCTTTTGCCGCTGTGCCCACTGAGGTGACCACGGCGCTGGGCGACATGAAAGCTGACGCGATGACCGTCGCCGGTCTGGTGCTTGTTGCCATCATCGCTGTGGCTGCCTTCAAGTTCATGCGCAAGGGCTTCTAAGCATGTTCCAGGTTGGCTCTGCTTGCTACAGCACGGCGGCGGCGGCCAACGCGGCCACGGCGTCGGCGCAATCCGGCGCCGTTGTCACATCAGGCGGCACGGCGCGAGTCGTGACCGTTACGGCGGTGGATGGTGCATCCATCACCTACACCTACCACGCTTTGGACGGCTCCACCGTCGTTCAGACTGTGCAGCACACCCCGCAGCCCTGCGGCCTGCTCACTGCATCGGACGCTGTTGATATTGGGTGGCTCATTGGGGGCGCTTGGCTCGCTGTGTACGCCATCATGTTTTTGGCGCGTGCCCTCGCGCATGAGGATCAATCCCCTTATGGCAACACCTGAATTTTTCGCGGTGCTGGTCGGCATCCTGGGTTCAATATGGCTCATCGTCTCGCGCTGATTCTCGGGCTGCTCGTTTTCGCCCAGCAGGCCCATGCGGGCTATGCTTACCCCGTTGACCCGCCTGGATTCCAGCGTGGCGGGCCTTGGGGTTCCGGCTTCGGCTATGCCCCAGCGGCCAACGATCAGACATTCGGGCGCGTCGTTCACACGCCCAACGGCCCCACGGCGCCTGTGCCTGGGAAACCTACAACGCTCCCCGCGTCCTACCGCTTCGCTTCTAACGCACCGAAGTTCGCGTCGCGCATCATCTTCATGCATCCGGGCGTGCGAACCGCTGCGGGCGTGCTCGCATGGCTCGGCATGGCCGGTGTGATTTGGGATGCTGTCAATGGGGTGTGGCGCCAGGAAAAAAGCCTGACGGAATCCGGCGAGGGTGGCGAATGGACATTTAGCGACGGCACCGTAACAAGCAACCCACAGGGCCATTGCGCAATGTGGGGGGCCAGTTTCACATCAAGCGGCAATCAAGGCTGGTGCATGACGGCTGGCGGCATCGTTGCCTCGGCCCACCGAGACGGCCCCCAGCAATGCCCCGTAGGCTGGACGTCAACGCCCGCCGGTTGCCTTTCGCCAGCTCTCACGCAGCCACAATTCGAGGACGCACTGAACCCGCATCCAATGCCGTCAACGGTGCCCCTTGAGCTGCCCAAACCCTCGCCGCTCCCAATTGAGCCCAATCCCTGGATCAATCCAGAACCCGGCCCCAATCCACAAACCCGGCCCCGGTTCGTGCCAAACGGCGACCCCGTCAAAAACCCCAATTACGACCCGAACGCGGAGCCTTCGCCGGACAATCAGCCCTACAAGCAGCCGGGGACGCGCATCGTGCCGTCGCCCACTGAAAAAGACCCGTTCCGGTTGGACATTCAGCCCGTGGACAAGCCTACGCCTACGCCTGACCCGCAGCCGGATCAGGACGAGGGTCCGGGGCAAGATCCCAATGTCAAGCCCCAGGAAAACCCCGGCTTGTGCGATCAGTACCCGGACATTGTTGCGTGCGCCAAACTCGGCGAAGCCCCCGAAGCAAAACCTCTCGAGAACATCGACAAGACCCTCGAAATCAAAAAAGAGCAGGGTTGGGGGCCAGAGAATGGAACATGCCCCGCACCCAAAACTGCCACGGTGGCGGGTGTCGCCCTGGAAATGTCATTTCAGCCCTTGTGCGACTTCGCCACAGGCATTCGGCCCGTCATTATTGGGCTTGCCTGGATCAGTGCCGTGATGGGCTTTCTCGGGCTCTCCCGAAAGGATTGATATGGACACCATTGCCAATTGGTTGGCTAGCATCTCCTGGCCTATCGTGTCGCGCGTGCTCGCCGCTGCCGGGGTGGGCACCGTCACCTACAAAGGCGCGGATGTGGCATTGCAGAGTGCGTACCAGGGCGCCAAAACGGCATTCCTGGGCCTTGCCGGGGAAATCCTGCAGCTCCTGGCCATGGCGGGCTTTTTCGATGCGATGGCTATCGCATCGGGCGGCATTATGAGCGGCCTTGCCTGGATGGTGATGAAGCGCTTTGCGCTCCAAACGACCGGGGCGCCTGCATGATCACGCTCATCACCGGCGCCCCTGGTGCGGGCAAAACTGCGGCGCTCGTGGACATGCTGTCAACCCTTGGCCGGGATCGGCCCTTGTTCGTCCACGGCATTCCTGAGCTCAAGGTGCCCCATGTCACCCTTGACCAGCCCGAAACATGGCCCGATGCCGTCCCCGATGGGGCGGTGGTCGTCATTGACGAAGTTCAAACCGTGTGGCGGCCTGCTGGCCCTGGTCAACGTGTGCCGGATCACATTGCAAAGCTCGAAACCCACAGGCACAGGGGCCTGGACTTCTACATCATCACCCAGGGCCCAAATCTTGTGCATTCCAACGTGCGCGCCCTGGTGGGTCGTCATGTGCACCTGCGCGATGTGGGGTTCCTCGGGCGCTGGTGGTACGAGTGGCCGGAGACTGCCGACAACTGCCGGACTGGTTGGAAAACTGCCCCAATCAAAAAGCGTTACAAGCTGCCAAAAAATGTGTTCGGCACCTACAAAAGCGCATCCGTGCATGTCAAGCCTGTACGGTCGTTCCCCGTCGTGCTTTTGGTGCTGCTCTGTGCCGTTCTCGGTGCTCTGTTTTTGGCCTGGAAAAGCTACGGCACCTTGGCCGAAAAAATGGCCGGGGGTGTGCCTGCTGTTGTCAACAATTCGGCGCCCGTCATGTCTGGCGTAATTTCGCCGCCAGCCGTGACACCGGCCCAGGCGCCCACTGTTCAAGGCCCAGCAGATGAGCGCGTCGATTTCATGCCCCGCTTGTCCGATCGCCCTTGGACTGCTCCGGCCTACGATCAACTGCGTGTTGTTGTTCGCCTGCCGTCCATTGCGGGGGGCATCTGCAAAGGGTCGCAATGTCTGTGTTTCACGGATCACGGCGAGCGCCTCGATATTGGCTCAAAAGCCTGTGCGCAGTGGATCGCGTCGCGTCCTTTTGACCCTTACAGCGTGCCGGTCAAATCGTCGGCTTCCGCTTCCGCCGATCGCGCCGAAAAGGCCGCGGATCGTACTGAATCTGGCGAACGTCGAAGCGATCAGCGTCCCTCCGAGACCGTAGAAGTTCCCATGCCTTCCGGCGTCTCGAACCCACGCGGCGAGCTAATGCCACGAGTGCCAATCCTGCCAAAATCAGAGCGAGCACAAGCCCTGGCCAATTCTGAAAAAATGTCTTGATGTTCTCCAGCATTCGCGCAGTTTAGCCCCACAGCAACACACAGGCGTTTTTCACGCGCAGCGCCAGGGCGCGGGCGCGTTTTGCGATCGCAGCAGCCCACGCCGGAACCGCTGGCCGCATCATCGGCTGCACCTTCCCGGCGTTCATTAGCCATGACCACCACGCGGCGCGTGAGTTGGCTTCATCAATCCCTGAAAAATCAAGCTCAAGCTGCCGGATCAATCCATCTGCGTGCTTCCGGTAATTCGCTGCGATCGCCATCATTGACCCCTTAAATGCTGCCCTCTCGCTCGGGTCTCCTCGCTCCCCCGCCAGCAGGGCGGGGGCGGGGGGGGTGGGTTACCACGCACAGCATGAAAAAAGGGGCCTTTGACCCCTTTTCGCGCCTCCGTTCCGCCCCCCCCAAGTGCCCCTCGCTCGCCATGGGGTCTTGGGGGGGGTGGAAAGCGAAAAGGGGTCAAAGGGCACTTTTTGGGACTAGCACGCGCCCGTAAATGGCGTGCCACAAAGCGCAGCGACTGGCGCGACATTTTCAGCGTGCGGGTTCGTGGCGCAGACTCCGCGCTCCCGGTATTGGGGGAGGCCAACAGGCCGGGGGCAGCGCCCCGCGTTAGGGATCGTTAGTTGCCCCTGGCAATTGAGACGGGCGGGCGGCACGGTGGCTGCACATAGCGAATGATCGGCCCCGCAGAACAAGTGCGAATCCCCGCAGGACAAGTGCCGCGCCCCGAGGCCGACTGCGCGGCCCCGAGGGCCAGCCAAAGCGATGCAAGCGAAGCGCAGCGCGGCGGCTGGGCCGACTGCCGCGCCCCGAGGCCGACTGCGCGGCCCCGCAGGACAAGTGAGGCGCCCCGCAGGACAAGTGCCGAACCCCGAGCGATAGCGCGGGCGCTGGGCTGGCTGGCTGGCTCAACCGTAGGCCAGAGCCCGGTTCGTGCGTAGCACGAAAACGCCCAATCGGCTCTTGATCTGGCGCAGCATCCAATAGATACGATGTATAGAAAGGTTAACCGGCGTGTCACTTTTCGCTATCGTTTCCATAGTGGAAATCGAGTCGTCTTTGTAGGAAATAACCAACATCGCCGCCACGCCAGCGGCTAGCGCCTTTCCCAAAATGTTACGCAGGGTCGATTCCCTGCGCGTCCCCCTGGCGCCCTCGATGATCGCCGCAATGGCGGCCTCCCTAGCATCGTCCCCGGCAATGTCTGCCAGCTCTGCCGCTGTGGCAGGTGATATGGCCCGTTTCCCGCTTCGCATAAGCGATATGTTCGGGCGCGCAATACCCATTCGGTCGGCTAGCTGCTGGTCACCCCCGCACACTTCCGCCGCCTTGTCAATAAGCATTTGTACGTATTGCATGTATCACTCCTGATACTTGAGACTCTGCACCCGTATCACCTTTGATACGTCAATCGGAGTCCACCATGATCAAAGTCTCGGTAACGTCAACCGAAATCCGCAATCAAAGCGGCAACGTGAAGGCCACCGGCAAGCCCTACAGCCTCAACTTCCAGACGGTATGGTTTCACACCTTCGACCGTTCCGGCAAGCCCAACCCTTACCCTGAGAAAGTCGAGATTATTCTCGAAAAGAACGAACAGGGTGCTCCGCTGTTCTGGCCTGCCGGTGAATACACCCTGGCGCCGGAATCCATCTACGTCAACCGGAACGGCGATCTGGCGATTTCACCCCGCCTCGTGGCCCTGAAACCCAAAGCAGCCGCTGCGGCTTGATCGCCATGGAATCCGCATTCCACGCGGCCCGGATGGTCGCAGCGCATGACGCGCTGCAATCCATCTTGGCGGAATTCAACCAGGACGCGGAACCCGGACACGCTGCCGCATCCGTGTCTGCTCGGTTCAAGCTCGACGCCGCAGACACTCCGGGCGGCCTGGATTTGGTGTTTTTTGACGCTTCCGGCGTCATGCTGGCCGGTGAGGGCATATGACCCGCGTCATGCCATCCCCCCGCCTCGCAGGCATGTTCAGCCACCCATGCGGCGCATGGGTGAGCCTGTACCGCTTCAACAGTGGTTATGGCTGGTTCCGGCCCCTCGCCAGTGCTACGCGCACCGGCGTGCTGACGTCTCAAAGGTCGAATTGATGCGGGCGCCTGAATTCCGGGCCGTCTGGCCCAATCAATCCGCGGCCTTCAACGAGCGCCGTTTTTCCTGCCCGGTTCAGTTCCAGGCTTACCTGGACGCTGTCCGGCGTCATGCCGTCGCCAACCGTTATGCGCTGTCGTTCACCTGGAACGGCCCTGCGCATGTTGAGATTGTGAGGGCCGGGTGATGGCGTGGGCGGTGGATACCGGCGTTGCAGGGGCGCGCAGCGCCCCTGGGCTTGTCTCAGTATCAACAACTTGCACGACCGTGCCAACGGTCGTTGCTTGGGCTCAAAACGTTATCCAAATTGACCCCGATGTTCAGCGCGTTACCCGCCTTCGTAAGTCCCTCGGCATCGCTGCCAAAGCGTTGCACAACCTTGGGCCTGTGAATCAACGGATTTGGATGCAGACCCTCACCTATCGCGGCGATAACGGCGACTGGAAACCCGAGCATATTTCCCGATACCTCGACGCGTTGCGCCGTTGGCACTACAACAAGACCGGCACGAAAACACTCCGTTATGCCTGGGTCGCTGAGCTCCAGCAGCGCGGCGTGATTCACTATCACGTTGTGGTCTGGCTCGCTGCTGGCCTCGTCCCCCCCAAACCTGATACCTGCTGGCGTCGTGTTGATCGTCGCGGCCTCGTGCATTACGAGCCCCCCATGTGGCCCCACGGCATGAGTAATCGCCTGTTGTCCCATGCCCCCGTCGCGTACCTGATGAAGTACGCCAGCAAGATTGAAAGCAAGAACTTAGGAGGATTTCCCCGTGGCGCCCGAATACATGGCTGTGGAGGCTTGGATTCTGTTGGGCGCGGTATGCGTCGC